ACAAACTAGCCGGAGTAACTGGGATACGGGGTATACAGGAGAAAATGCAGGGAAAACGGGGATCCTGAGTAATGGAGCCAAATACACCCCTATCGCTATGACAGCTTCAGATGCCCAGATGGTTGAACAACTTGAGATGACAGCGAAAGTTGTATGCTCGGTTTTCCACGTCCCTGCATACAAAGCCGGCATAGGGGAACTGCCTTCTCACGACAATATTGAAGCGCTGGAGCAACAATATTATTCACAGTGCCTGCAGACACTTATCGAGTCTATCGAGTTGCTGTTAGATGAAGCTTTTGAGCTGGAAGGCGATCTCGGTACCGAATTTGATATTAATGCGTTGCTGCGCATGGACAGTGAGCGCCGTATCAAATCGCTGGGTGAGGGCGTTAAAAATACCATTCTTACACCGAACGAGGCGCGGCGCAGCGAAAACCTGCCACCTGTGACTGGTGGTGATGAGCTCTACCTGCAGCAGCAGAACTTCAGCCTTGGTGCGCTGGCCCGGCGAGATGCCTCAGATGATCCATTCGGCAAAAGCAATTCGTCTCAACAATCGCAACCTGCCAGTGATGAAGGAAAGGCTCTGTCTGATTCCTTGATGTG